GAGGTTCTCATCCCCAAAGTCCAATGCACCACCCGAGTCTGTAATTGAGCCGTCTGCTAAAGTAAGATTACCAATAGTTGAGCCTGAAGCTGTTGAAATTGTACTTGTAAAAGTTGAAGCATCGTCAGCCGTTAATGCTCCCACTCTCAAATTTTCATAGTCTGTGATTCCTACATTCCCGGCTGTGGTCCCATCTTCTGTTGTATCTATAAAAGCAAATTGATTTAAAGACTCATCCCAAATCATGGCCACATTTGCAGGACCTGAATCACCTGACCCTCTTTTGATCAGCACTCCTGCATCATAAGCATTGTTTGCGGGTTGTGAATCATATTTGTTCAAAAGGACCAATGGGTCTTCAACATTCAAAGTGGTTGAAGATATTTCCACGGCTCCTGCTGTGGTAAGTGTTCCACCAACAACCAAATTGGTCACTGTTAAGGTGGCAGTATCAAAAGTCATGTCAGCATCATAAGCCAAGGCTCCATTTGCCCCATAAATGGCAACCCCACCTGATGTCATTGTGTCTGCCAAGATATTGCTTGCTCTTAAAGTATAAGAACCAATGTCAATATTTGCTGAAGCTGTGATCCCGGCTGTGGTCAAGGCTGTAATTGTAACCCCGGCAATGGTCCCACCTTCAACCTCATCACCTGAAATCTGATTGTTTGCAAGTGTTAAGGTTCCGGCTGAAACATCCAAGGTTTTTCCTGATCCAACAGTGATGTCAGAAGTTGCCATGGTGACACCATCAATGTTTCCACCATCAATGTCAAAGGCTGATCCTTCAATCTCTACTGATCCGGCTTCTAATTTTTTTCCAAGGGTTATTTTTTCACCTGAGTTTGTGGTCACAAATGTCAGATATGCATTTGAAGATTCTTTGATTTCAAGTGCTGTGGTTGAGTCGTCATCTAATACAAGATCAAATCCACTTCCGTCATCAGAAGAAACTGAGTCCACATTTATGTCACCCACATTTGTGATGTTGCCATTTGAGACAGAAAGGCTTGTGACTGTTGTGGCTCCGGCTGATAAGGTTCCACTTGTTGAGAGGTTGTCATCCGAGAATGAAATTGCACCTGATGTGTCTGTGATACTGGCATCATTCATCACCAAGGCCCCGGTGCTTAGTCCTCCATTATGAACTGACTGAGCAGTGAAAGTGGCCACTCCTGTGACCCCCAATGTTTCACCTACTGTGGCTAAACCTGAAACTGTCAGATCATCTGAACTTGTGAGCTGTTCTGCACTCACTGTCCCACTTGCCACCACATTTCCTGTGACTGCCTGACTTCCACTGTCAATTGTTCCTGTGGTTGTTAAATTTTCATTTCCAAATTGTATTTCCCCGGACCCTGCATTGATTGTGAGGTCCCCGGCTGTAGTGGTAATTGTGCCTGCATCTGAAAGTGTGATGTCACCTTCAAGGAATAAATCCTGCCATGCGTTGGATGAGCTTCCTAAATCATAGGTGTCATCTGCACTTGGGATCAAATTGCTGTCAAAATATCCTGTGGCAGTAATGGTGTCCGAAGTGGCATTGCCAAGGTCAACATCACCTGTGGCCGAAAGTGTCGTAAATGCCCCAGTGTTGGCCGAATTAGCACCAATTGGTGTGCCATCTATGGCCCCGGAATCCACATTCACATTGGTCATGGCATTTGAGCCAAAATCTGAAACTGCATTTATGTCTAATTCTTTGGAAAAAACAATCTTCTCACCTGAATTTGTTGTGTCGAAATTCATGTATGAGTTTGAACTTTCTGTGAAGTCCAAGGCATTGGCTAAATTGTCAACCAATGCAACAGTGTTTTCACCTGTCCCACCTTTCAACACAATGCTCTCTGTCAAATATATGTCTCTCCATGCCTGACTGCTTGAGCCTAAATCATAGGCATCATTGGTGTTTGGAATTATATTGGAATTAACATCAGCAGTAAAAGTCACACTGTCTGAAGCACTATCACCAATTGCAATGTCCCCGGCCATGCTCACATCACCTGTGGCTGTGAATTGTGCAAAGGTGGCTGTCCCAGTTCCGGTCAAATGTCTGATCCCGGTCAGGTCAGAATTGGCATCAAGCACCAAAGCCTTTGAAGCTTGTGCCGTGCCAATACTTGAAACATCTAAATAATTAAGCTCAACAGCACTGGATGTCACCAAGGTCCCACCAAGTTTCAGCCCATTTGAACCATCATGTGAAGCAATGTCAAAGTCATAGGCCCCATCTATGATTGAAACCACACTTGTGGAAACTGATATTGGAATTAGTGTTCCGTCTCCATCATATAAATTTGTAGCAACACCACTCACTCCACCACTTTCTTGGGTGTGAATTAGGGTTGCATATCCTGAGCTAATTGCAATGTTAGTCAGGTCAGGTTGACTTGCCATGGCTTATCTCCTATCTCTTAATATTGTTGGACTTGGGGCATCTTCGGATCTTCCCGCTAAAGCCTTTTGAATTCTTTTATTATCACTGCTGTCATTTGCAGTGGTTTTTCCATCATGTGTTTTTAAATATGATTTGTTTTTATGTTGTTTCTGCATTTCTATTATTGAATTTTTCACCTTGTTGTCCCATGTCGGAAACCCATTCCCAATAAAAACTGCTGTGGATGCACCCATGCATTTTGTGATGTGGTCATCCTTGCATTTCGGACATTCTTTTGGATAGGCATCACCCGGCAAGGTGATTTCCTCCCAAACATTTCCGCACTCACATTTCCAATCAAATATGGCCATAATTATGCAGTTAGGGGCTGACAGTGTAACCTGTTTAAACAGCCCCCAACCTCACTTCTCAAATTGAAAATCAATTAAGATTTCAATTTATATGTTATGGTATTCGTACACCCGGTCACCAAAAGCCAAGACTGCACCATAAATTGTGTGAGCCACGACTTGATCCGCAAGGGCAGTCACACTAAAGTCTTTTTCTACTTTGATGTCCTGCTGTCTCGCATGAATCACGGCACTTTTATGATAGAGGTATCCGGCTTCATCTGCATCCGCAGTGCCAGAGACGGAATTCGAGCTGAAGACATTTACGCCATATAACATCCCGATTTTTCCCGTCTGCATTGCCCTGCCGTCACCATATTTGGAAGCATCCAAAAAATCTGATATAGCAAATAATGAAGCATAAGAAGCCGAGTTTACTGTGAGGTAAACCTGACCATCAAATGGAACATCACTTGCCAAGAGATTTGCCATTCCGGTGCGTACCAAAGCACTTGTGAATGTGTCATCTGCACCAAGATCACTGATTGACCCACTGTCAGTCTCAATAACTGATTCAATGTAGTCGTCTATAGCTTTGCTTAAAGCATAGCCGAACTGCTGAACTTCAGAATTGAACATAGAAGGTTGAGTCCACACTTGGGCTGAACTTTCGATCTGTTTTGCAACATATTTGTGTTGGTCAATTGTGAGGGTGATTGCACCATGGGTGTCAGCACTGTATGTGACATCCGACCCGGCAGATTTTGATCCTGCTGAGGGTGTGGTGTGTTTTGGAATTGTTAAAACCTGACCACCACCACCTGATACTAATGAACTGAAAGAAGTGTCAACTGTGTTTTCCCACACCATTTGTCTTTCCATAGAAGCTAAAACTGCATCCGCAAGCATAGCCCTTTTGTTTTGTGTTGAGGTGGAAATTGTAGTATTCGCCATTTAATACACTTTTCCTTTCTTCAATGTATTAATCCCGGGTTTTCCCAATTCCTTTGGCCGTGTATTTCCCAACAATTTGGTCCCAGTTTTCTGCGACTTCATCATTGTTCATGCTCTTAAATGGGTTCTTGCCCAAATTCGGAGTGGCCATTGTTGAAGGGATTGAGTGATCCGTGACAACTACATTTGAAGTTTGATTTGTTAAGTCGGCCACATAGGATTCTAATTCAACCAAGTCAAGCTTGCCTGCAATCCTTTGTTGCCTATCTGTTAATTCAACAGCCTTCATGAGCTGTTCTCTTTTTTGTGCTTCATAGGATTCCCATGCGGAAGCTTTTTCTTTCACATCAGCCAACTCTTTTTCAGTTTCTTGGAGGAGGGATTTATATTCTCCTTGCTTCTCCAATTGAGCTTTCCTTTTAGAGTCTGCTTTTGCTTTGAAGCTTTCCAATTCAGCTTCAGCTTCCTTCATTCTTGAATTGACTTCATTGAATCTTGCATAAGGGATTGAATCACTTACACTTTTGACACCTTGTGAGGTGGGTTCTTGTGAGGGTTCTTTTACGACAGTTTCCTCAATGTCTTGGTCCATTTTTACATCTTCTGACATGATGTTCTCCTTGTTTATTGTTTTCCAAGATTGATGTCAATGTCATCAGCTTCATATTTTCTGATTTTTCTTTCAATCTCAGTTTCAAGGTTTGTTGCAAGAAAGCTCATATTGGCATTTGATAATCCATAGAGATCATACCCCCTTTTGGCATTACCAGTGACAATTTCACCATTGTCAAATGTTATGGTGAACCCCTTGCCTGTGGCCACAGCTCCAATCCTTTTGAGTGTGTCCCCTGTCAACCTCATGTTGACAAAATTTGTTTGTGTGTCTGCACTTGTTGATCCGCTGACAGCAGTCCCTGCTTTTTTCCGGGCCTTGTATTTTGCTGACTTGTATTTTAAACCTTTTTTGTTGTTTTGAAATTTTCCATCTCCGGCATCTTGGACAATCCGGCCTGCCATAATCTCACCAAGCTCTGCCATGAACCTGTTGGAAAAAATTGGAATCTCTGATGCTGTTGTTGCCATTATTCTTTTGGCCTTCTTGATCCCATTGGCCTGAATTCATGACGACAATTGTGGCCACCCTTCCGGTCCAATGTAAATTCTGCTTTCTGATATTTGGCCACAAATGTTTTTTTCTTATTACTATAAACAGGCAGGGGGAGCTTTCCATTCCTCATTGATTTTGCAACCCCTTCAATCTCTTTCCGGGTCCATCCTTTTTTGTTCTTTTGATTGTCCAAAAAATATCTGCATGATGGTCTGTTCTTCTTGTCCTTGCTTCCAAGGTATCTGAAAAGCTGATTTGGAGCCTGTTTAAACACATTGAAAGTGGAAGTCTGTGAAAACTGTCCAAAGGAATCCCTTGCAATCATTCTTGCCCTCTCTCCAATCAAGGTTGGGACCCCATCAGCATTGGACCACTCGGCACTCAGCCTTTGACCAACTACCCCGGCAGGCTCTCCGGCAATTATGCCCCTCATCAATTCTGTTTTGAGTTTTGTTGTTTCCACTTTGAATTGTCCAAGCATCACTTCACCATCCAAATCCCTGAGAATTTCCAATTGGTTTGCAATCCTTTCAGTGTTGGTTGTGGAAAGTAAAATCTCTGCCCCGGCCCCTGCTGTTCTTGCCCTGACAACCTTTTGCATATCTTTGAGAATCCCTTCAGCTTCTGTATCATATCCCTGCATGAGCTTTTCAAATGAAGTGTTGAAGCCCATCTCTTGAAGCTCATTGAAAAAATCCAATTCCCTTGCAAGCCGGACCAATTGTGTTTCACTAAATCCTTCAATTGCTTCACCCATCTTTTGGATGTTATCAAATAACCTGATCCCCATCTTGTCAATGTCATCATAAAACTCATCAAAAAAGTCTTGTGAAATTGGCATTATGCATTGATAAGCCTGTCAACAAGACTTCCCTTTTGTTCCGGTGGTGTTGCCAAGGTTATATCTGCCTGTTTTTCTTCCCTGACTTCACCCATCTTTTCAGCCAGTTCAGCTTCATCAGCATCAGGATTGAAATGCAATAAAAGTTCTCTCTGTGTAATTATTCCCATTTGTTTCTTTTTCTCTAAAATCTGAAGCTCTGTCATGCTATCCACAGGGAAGTCCAATTCCGGGAAGTCCACATAAATGTCTTCTGATAGTTTGACCCCGGCTTCAACCTCTAAAACAACCCGGTCCACTTCATATCTCTCATTTTCAAACTGTCTCCAAATGTCTTCAACACTGGCTTCTCTTTGTTCAATGGATTCAATGTTCATGATCTTGAGTGCTTCACCTGAGACTGGATTTCCACCCACATCAGCAAATCTAATGTTTAAATGATTATTTGATGCCACTGATTCAATAAAAAATTTTGTTGTGTCAATGATCTCTTTCAAGCCCCCTGAAGGTTGTGTCATATTGAACTGAGCTGATTCAGGCAAAACTAAAACCTTGTCAATGCCAATGGTGATGGGATCACCGGGATTCACATCCAAGCCACTGACCCACTTCACTCCACCTGTTGCCCCCATCCTAATGGCCAAGGCCAATTCTGTCATGGCCAAATCCAAATGCTTTGAACATTCCACCACATCTTTGGCATTGCCTGCAAAATAGTCCCGGACCTTTGGTGATCTCCGGGCCATGGTAAAGGGAAGGATTTTGAAGGGGTTGAGGTCCTGATCATTTACATGATGGACATTCCCCTTTGAATCCACCAAGAAATGGAAGGCTTGTTGCCCATCTAATTCTTTGGACCAAAAGGCATACATTTCATTGTTTAGTTTATTATATCCATGTCTCTGGATGGGATATAAAATTGCACAAGGGTCCTCATCCCCATCCACCCAAAATAAATGATAAAAAGGGATAAGGTCCCATTTTAGTTGTTGTTTCTCTTGGCTGTACTTGGTACGCATGCACATATTTCCGAGTAGAAAAGTAAGCTCTTCAATCTGTCTGCATTTCTGATTCAATTGTTTTGTATAATCAGCATATCTGTCATCCACCTGTCTTTCCGGCTCGCCCTTGCCGTAAACCAAGGATTTGGCAGAGCAGAATCTCCTGACAATTGACTGCGTAAATAAAGGCACACTCCTCAGTGTTTCAGAGCCAAAGTATTGTTCAATATATTTTCCAGTTTCAGTGTTTTCATAATAGTCAAGAAACATTTCAATTTCATTCCATCTTTCACTTTCAATCCTGTCAATCTCTTGCTTGATGGATGTTATTATTGTTTCTTTTGCAAGGTCGGGAATGATCATTTAAAACTCCAATGAGGTTGCTGTTCTTCTATATGCCGGATGTAATAGATCAGAATAATATGAGGATGCATCAAGAAAATGGGACAAACTGAGGTCAGATTTATCCAAATTTCCGTGTTTATCCCTTTGGGTCAATTCATAATCCCGGATCAGGTTCACGCATTTTGGTGAAACTGTCATTTTGATTTCCCCCTCAGAGTTCATCAATAATCTGTTCAAAGAATAAAGTCTGTCTTTTTGTAGGGGGGCCTTTGACTTGGCCCTCACATTAAATCCAAATTCTCTGAGGATAGCATGGTCACTTCTATTGTTTGAGGTTGTGGACAATGCCCGGCCTGCCGGGTCCGGAAAAGTGGTTGTCACATGCGGATATTTCCTTTTCATTTCCCTTGCCATTTCCTCAGTGTTTGAATTGGTCAAAGCAATCTCATCCACCACATGCAAAGTGCCGTCTGTATAGGTCCCCATGAGTACACTGGCCATCATACTCACATTAAAATCCTGACCCCAAAACAAATTGGGTGGAAGGTCAGTGTGTTGTTTCACATGAATGTTCCTATCAAAGTTCCACACAGCCTTGTTTCCAGTAGTGAGAAAATCACCTTCAAGCTCTTGCAAATACTGGTCCTTGGTCATGTTCTTCTTTGCTTCAAGGACAGCCTTCTTTGGAATCATTCCATGTTCAGTTGTTTTGAACTGCCATGACTTCCAATTGGGATCACCCCCCGGCTGACCCTTCAAAAAGTAATTGTAGAAATGATTGTAACCCGATGGGGTGGAACATAGCAAAGCTTTGGCGTTGTGGTCCAATAGCATTGGCATCACAATTTCCTCAAAGAATCCTTGCTTGCAGTAGGCCATTTCATCAATTACAACTCCATTGCTTTCATTATTCCCCAAGCTGATCCCTCTGAGAGTGTCAGGGTTGTCTGCACCCTTGAGGGCCAACTCAGCCCCATTGGCAAATCTAAATGACAGTTCTGTTTCATTTATTTTTACTTCTCCAAAGGACAACATGAGTTCCTTCATCAGTGGAAACATAATCAATTTTGATTGCCTGTAGTATGGGCTTATATAAATTCTTCTTTCCCCTGATGCAAAAGGTTGGTGTAGCAGAAACACTGCTGACAAAACTGACTTGCCCCATCTTCTCCCGGTGCATAATATTTTTATTTTTGAGGGGTGATTTAGAATGGACCATCTGATGTCATCAAGTATTATTTCCATTCATATCCTGTTTAAACAGTTTGCTCATTCCTTTGGTCCCACAATCCTCATGACCTGAATTGGTTCATGTGATGTCACTGCCATCCTTTGAACACTGGTCCCCTCAGTCCTGTCTGCAATAAATTTTGTCGCATTCAAATCACCACCCATGGCCTGATCATATACTTTTGAAAGGATTGCTTCCCTTTGGGTTTGGTCTTCACTGATCTCTTTGTTTCCCAAGTCATTTAATATATCAGCAATGGCAAGACCCTTCTTTGGCCTGCCATTTGGATTGCCTGACTTGCCCTTCTTGAAGGTTCCATCACCATTCCTGTTCTCTGCGTGTTTTGCAGGATCATTCATTTTGAAGCATACCTTGACCCACCCCTTGGGCTTTTACGGCCTTTTAGGCCCCTTTTTGGAGCTTGTTTTTTTTTCTTTTTGGCTCTTTTGCTCTTGATCACATATTTTGTCCAATTTCATTCAATTGCTTGAAACAATAGGATGCATCCTGATTTGTCCTATGGATTTTTGTTTATCTGACCCAAGCCTTTATTGCCATAATTACTGTTTGTCAGTGTCAGGCTGTCCATAAGCCTTGAATAATTATACTCATATTTGCAATAATAGTTTGGTAACTTTTTTTTAGTACCCCATTGACAGACTGTTTAAACCCTTTGCAAGGGGTTATTATATTATAATAATATTATATAAATATAAATACAGATAACAGGCCAATCTCATGAACATATAAACACTATATACTATACAGGAAATCTGATTGAAGAAAGTGGGTGGGACCAAAAAACAAAAAAGCCCCGAAAGGGGCTTCTCTGCTTGGTTGACAGTTGTCAACCTTATATGGTCAGCTTCTTCAGTTTCTCATACCTGACCCGGATGTCATTCATTTCCCGGTGACAGGTTTTCAGAAAACCCTGCTGATGTTTCAACTGTTTTCTCAGGTCCAAAACCTTCAGGACCAACAGGACAACAGTGATCACCAATACAAGATCAATCCCATTAAACATTCCCATCATGCCATCTCCCTTCTTGTTAAGAATTCCAATCCCTGCTTCAGTGTTTCTTCCTCACTCCATTCAACCTTCCTTTGGATCATCATGCCATCACCTTTTTTATGGACTATCACCCAGTATTTATCATCCTCAACTTTTGGTCCATAGTGATGTTTCTGTGACAGCTTAACATCATGACACCATTTGTTTAGGGTGGACATCACACCAGTTTCAGTTTCACACCTTTGAATCCCAATCACTTTTCCATAAGCTTTCAATGCATCATACATCTCAAGCATGTCTGCTTTGGTTCTGAGTTCAATGTGGACAGCACTCCATTGCAGATGCTCCCTGTGGAATTTGATCTCCTTTGCAATCTCATCAAGGCCACATACATTGATCACATTTAATATGTTTGAAAGTAGTTTCATTTGATTTCTCCTTTTTCTGTTTCATTTAGTTTCTGATCCCAAAGCTCATCTTGCATTTCCTTTGTCATATTCATTTGGCCGGGCCATTCATCTCCGGCAAATTGAAGCTCAATGCAGACAACAGAATTGGCTTTGCTTTCAGCCAAGTGCAAGAGTTCCGTGAGGGTTCTTTTTGTTATTACAATATAAGGTGTTTTATCCAGTTCCATTTTCACACACCTTTTTCATTTAGTTCTTGAATCCAATCTTTCCCATCCACTGGTCCACCTTCACCGGGTCCCAAGGATTCAAGTATGTTTTGTGTTTCTATTCTATCAGCTTTCATCCATTGCAATTCAGGCCGGACCATTTCATCAAAATATGCCTGCTGATCTTGCTCAAATTCCCTTCCTTCAGTGTAATGCTTTTCACATACAAATCCACCATTATAAATGATGTTTGCATCACCCTTGCACCATTCAGCATTCACCCCAACAGGTGTTTCACAATTTGCAAATGGAGCATGGTCCCACACCCAAGACTGGCCTGAAAATAAAACTCTCCAAACCTGTCTTGCTATTATTGAGCCATCTTTTCTGATCTGTTGTTTTCCTTTTGGAGCTTCCGTGACATAATAGTCAGGGTTGGCAGGGCAAGGATCACTTGCCCCACTGCCAACTATAAAAGGATTTGGAGTTTCAGGGTCCAAAGCCATGAAGGATTTCATTGTGTCATAGCAGACATCCAATGTGTTCTCACTTATATCAATGTAATAGGTGTTCAAAGGATAACCATCCAGTGCCGGGTCCACTCTACGGACCACACCTTTTGATTTCAGACTACTCACAATGTCTTCAACCTTTTTCCGATCCCACCCAAGGTCTTCAACCATGTCCTTGACTTGGAAATGTGAATAATTTTCTTCAATCAATTCCAAGGCCCACATTTGACAGGAATTATAGGCCCGAACTGCCACAGCAAACATCACAGCATTCTCATCCCTTGTCAGACTATTGTCTGCAATGTTTGTTGGAGCTATCAGGTCAACTGGTCCACCTTGTGTCAGTTTGTATTGGTCCTCAGACAACCCTCTCCCACCTGATGGAAGTTTGATTGTGTTTTCATGCCATTCATCATGACTCACTGGATGCATCACTAATGCTTCTAATTGACCCGCATCAAGCTCAAGATACATTGGATGACCTTTGGGGTCCATTGGAAATCCGGCACTCAAAGCCTGTCTTGACATCCGGCAACTATAAGCTGTCGGCTCCCAACTGTTTTTGTAATTGGAGGGATCACACATGACACTGAGTGATGTCATTTTGAACTGTCTTGTGGTTTGTTTTTTATACTGATTAGAAGGGACCCATTTTCTGTGCGGGTATTTTCCAACTTCCTTGACCAATCCCTTGATCTGCTTTTTCAAAGCAGGCAATGCAGATGTGTGGCCTTTTCCACCCGGTGTCAATCTAAGTCCAACAGTTTCACAAAGAGTTTTGAAACTTCCTTTGTGGCCGTGGCCTTGTGTCACTGTGTGAATCAATTCATGAAGCAGGATTTCAGTCACCGCCACAGGATTGTTTTCTTTTGGTGTGATGAAGATGTTTGCATCAAAGCTTGCAATGACTTTTCCGTCTTCATCTGCAACTGTCCTTGCATAATAACACTGGCCAATGGCTCTGACTTTCGCATCCACCACATTTGATCTCAGTATTTGTCCCACTCTCATGTTTGGTGAATAAGCACATGAAAATTGGATTTTTGAAAGTGGGGTCCTTTTCATTCCACTTCCTTCAAGGGGTTTGTTTTTGATTATTTGTAATGGTAAGCCCTTGATCACTTTCATTGTGATCACTTTTTTGTATAGCATCTCGGCCATAGCTCTCAGCCATGACTCTCTTGTTTTGTGTGTTGTTTTTTTAGTCACTTCAGACTCCTTTTTTTTTGTTTCATTGAGGGTGTTTAAACAGCCCACTCTTGGATTGTCGCCCAAGCTGTAGTTTCTATTCCGGCCATCTGCTGATATTGCTGAAAATACAGGAATTCCAGTACTCAAAAAGCCGGGTGTTTGTGTGGGTGTGTTTCTCATGTCTCCCTATAGTAAAGAATAATTGACTAATATGCAACCCCTAATTGTAAATATATTTTGACATGTAAAAGTGTTTAAACAGTATAAAAAAACCCCCCTAATAGGCCACATACCATTGAACCTGAGAGGGGGGTTGCCAACTGATTGTCCTTTTCCGACTTATCAGCTTTTATTTATGAATATATTTTTGAATAATATTTTTCACTCCTTGCTGTGACAGATGGAATTCATTTGACAAAATTTTAATTCTTTCAGCATAGGAATAATCTGTGGAATATTTCCGCAAAAACTCATACCCTGTGACCAGTTTAATATTTCTCAGGGCCGTGTCTTTTATTAGATTTTCTTTTTCTTCTACAAATTCAAATCTCATGGGTGGGGGCTTGGATGTTTGGTTGTGGGTTTTCTTTGATTTTCCAATGCTTGGTTGGAACAATATAAAATAAATCAGCAGTAACATAGTCTGGCTGATGTATTGGTGATTTCATGAGGTTTATTTTTGGGGAGTTCAAAATTGCTGATGTGTCAAAACAAACTGCAATGAAATTCAAATATCTATTGACTAAAGAATAGTAAATGTCTTTTTGCTTGATGTCATAATTTTTTGGCCATCTGTCTGCACTGAGTGTGGCTTCCTTTCTCGCAGGAACATGAATTCCACCCCAACTGTCAGGGAATTCAAATCCATTCCATTGGGTGTTTTGGGTCCTCCCACACTCCACATACTTGGTCCTCTTTTTGTATTGTCCATACAGGTCAATCTTAAATGGGCTCCCATGTGGCGTGAACTCAGATAATTCAATTCCATACTGTTTAAACACCCTGCGTGTGACTTTCTTGGCTGAGTCATCATTTGCATCATGTGAATCTCGGGAAAAGGGCTTCACAGTGTGTTCATCAAACACCATTCCAACTTGTTTCATTCCTTTTGTTTCTTCAGCCATTTTTTGTGTTGCTTTTTGGTCCGGCCTTCACTGGACCACTTTTGATTCAATTTCCTTTTTTGTTGTTTCTTCTTTTTGGCTTCCCGGTTTGGCATTCATTAACCTTTCAAAAGCTTGGTGATGGTTTCTTCTGAATATTTTGCACTCAATATCTTTTTAAAAAATTCATCACCCACTCCTCCGAGGTCAAACCTTGTTTCACTTACCTCATGCCATGCATGGTTTCTTGGATCACCACCCTTTTGTTTGAGAAAAAACCTAAGTGATCCCAACCTTTCACTGCCAAAACTGTCCAAACATTTTTGGCAGGTCCGGGCATCTAAATCACCATCTTCATCTGAATATAATTCAGAACATTCAATGCAAGTGAATTCTTCAGCCATTTTTTTCTTCCTTTATTATTGAAATGATTCCCAAGAAAACCACAACAAACATAATCACCATCCAAAAAAAATGACTGTCACAAATGTTCATGGCCGGACCTCTTTCTTCTTTTCCTGATTCTTTCAAGTCTTTTTCTCGCCTTCTTTGGGGTCAGCTTTTTCCTGAGTGGCTTTTGTTTTGACTTCATTCCAATTCCTTGATCTTCTTTCTCAAGTCAACCCTAAGCTCTTTCAGGTCCTGTTTGTTCCACTTCTTGATCCTGTTGCTTGCCAACACCAACCCATCAAAGCTTGTGGTCCCGAGTTTTTTCAGCATCCACTTTGCATGATAGAATGGGTTTTCAGTCATGATCACCATGTGGCAAGTGAAGCACAAGGCTGAGACATTTCTTTCATCCCATCTGAGTGCTTTGTTTCTTCTGCCAAAAAAGTGTGAAGCTTGCAGTTTTTTATATCCAACATTTTTGTGACAATGCTCACAAACCCCACCTGATTTTTTCCTGATGTACTCACTGAAAAGTTTATCTTCAATTGTGTGTTTAATCTTCATTCAAAATCTTTTTTCTGTTTCTTTTGAAATTAACAAATTCTGATGTCCCTTGAAACCAATACCAACCATTTCCATGCTCATGAAACAAGTCATGTTTGTCTTTGATATATTTTGGGTCATCCAATCCAGTGTAGGGCCAATATTTCTTGGGATAATTTCTCCAATCATAGACTCCCTGATTTCTTTTTGGGTCCCTTGGTCTTCCGGCCGTGCTTCTTTTGAAATATTCTTTCATAGTTTTTTTCCCACAATTCCCTGTTTTTGGGCCTTTCCTTGTCTCCCTTGCCATTTCCCATGATTATGACCCTGTATTTTGCCCCTTAAAGGCTGAAACTCCAAGTTAGGCGGGGGTAGGTCCACCTGTCAGTCCCCACCATAGGTTTCACCAATTTGATCTTCAATTGTCATTTCCGGATGGTCTTTGTGGATGACATTGTTGTTTATTTCTTTTCTTGTTTCTATTTGGCCTTTGTAAGTGTTCACAAGCCTTTCCATTTCCTCTGTGGTTTTTGGATCACTAAGCCCATCAATTAATTGTTGAGACTTTTGAATTTTAAACTGGTCCACTGAAATGAATTTCCCTTTGGCCATTAATATGAACTGGTTTCCCCATTCAAGAATCAGCCCAAACTCATCACGGCTGATTTTTATTAGTTTGTCATTTTCTTCCATCATTTTCAACCCCTCTAATGGTCCCCAACCTGATGTGCATTTTTCTTTCAACTTCTTTTTGGTGGGCCTGTCTCCTTTTTGGAAGGATTCTGCTTTTACAGCATGTTGAATCATACCAAATATTCTTGTCAGAGTAGAAAGAAGATTCCCCACATTTAGAACAATATCCAATGTTGAATCCACCAGTCTCTTTTTTAAAGTCTCCCAAGGATAATTTTGAACCCTTCTTGCCATTGTCTGAATTTCCAATTGCACTTCTGCACCAATTTCTTGCAAAAGCTTCATAATCTTTTTTTCTCTTTCCTGTGGTCTTCAACCAGTCCACCATTTTTTCAATTTCAAAGCCAACATCCACCTTGTCCCCAAACATTTCCATCAGTGTTTTTTGATAATCTTCAAGGACATCTTGAGGTTTACGGCCATCAGCTCCAGTGTCACTTGACACATCAGTGAAGGCCATCTCATTTTTGTCCAATAAGCCCTGAGAAACAAGCCTGTCAATCACTGCTTTTTGTGGTCGGACATTGTAGTTTAAACTTTCCAGTCCATTGTATTGAAAATCAATAAAGTTTTTCACCCAAATCTTTTTGCCGTCTTCAAATACAATGATCCTTTCCCCAAGCTGTTCAAACAATTCAAGATAGTCATCTTTCAGCATTGAGTAGTCATTGATGTGGAAATTGATTGAATCCACATCAAAATCCATGATCCCCGCATGGTCACACTTTGTGATGCAATAAAACCAAACAGCTTTGTGGAGTGGCATCATTTCCCGGAACCATCTTTTGCCAAACAAATTGGTGTCCACATATCTTTTGCTCATTTTATTTTGTTTCCTCTTTTTCTATCAGGAGCTGAAGATATTTCTCAGCCTTTCTCAAGTCTTCAACCCCATTTTTCTTTTTAAATCTGATTAGATATTTTAAAATGTTCCCCTCGCAGAAACCCAAACCCCATGACAGGATGAACTTTGTCACCTCAATTCCCTTTTTGTAATAGTCAGGATTTATGGGGTCTTTTATTTCCATTTCACAACCCTTGTGTCTTTTTTGAATTTTGTTTTCTCATATTTTGACATCTTTAGCCAACACTTTGAAAGCTTCTTTGTGGTTGTGTCTCCACCAACTATCATTCCACAAAACTCCCGGACACCACCATCATGTTCACCTGTCTTTTGATTATAGTCTGAGTGCGTACAAAAAGCACACGAAGCCACAATGATGGAACACTTTTCAAACATATAAAAAAAGGGGGCAAGAAAAACACCTCAGACCCGGATGCAAAACTACAAACACCCGGACCAAGGCAGAAACAACCTCACCCCCAAAACCTTTTGATTTCATTTGGGCTTTTATGACTTATCCTATTTCTGACATGAGCCTTGCATGTTCCTGCAACAGTTCATTGATATAGTTTGAAGCCATTTGCTTTGTCATGTCTGTCACAGCTCCGGGAAACAGCTTGTCAAGCTTATCCATTGCCTGTTGGGCCACGGCTTCACCAAAGTCATCCAAATATTGGGACCTCAAGCTCTTAATGTATTTCAACTGTGGGGCCGTGCTTTTGGCTCCACCTGTTTGCATGTCAGGATTGTGGCCAGTGTTCACCCGGTCCTTGACAGCATAGGGGGGAACCTTGTCTGTTGTTGGTTCCTTTTCTCCTTCGGGTAGGTCTTCCCCTGCATAAATATATAGACCCAACCCATGCAAGCTGATGGCCTTTGTTAGGCATCTCATGATTGAGGTGTTGACCTCAAAAGCATTAGGTTGTTTCACAGTATTATTTGAATGGTCCAACACTGGATGAACTTGTGTCATCTCAATGCCCTCAGCAATTACTGTCACCTTCACAAAGCACCCGGCTTCTGTTTGCATATATGGTTGACGACTTACCCCATCATATCCAAACTCATGGATTGTCCAGTATGCTTCAGGGGCAATCTTTTTCAATTCAGTGACTGCCCATGCCCATGACAAATATGTGAAATGCCCTTTCTTCTCGGCAAATCCTGAGACATTTATTTCACTCAGTCTTTCAAATAGACTTTTCTTTTGTTCTGCCATTTGATTCCTCCTTTTTTTGTTTCATCTTTTCAACATTATCAAAATTTGTTTTCTTCTTAAACCCAAACACTCCTGCAATTTATCCACATGGCCCATTTGCCAGTTTCTCTTTCCCTGTAGCATAAGACAAAACAGGGATTCCGAGATTCCAAGCTCTGATGCAACCCATCTGTGTTTGATTCCCCTGCCACTTAAATAGTTGGTCAGTGGTGGGGGTTGTTTAAACAGTTTATCCATAGGTTTGATTTGCTCCAAATTCATCTTCACCATTCTCCTTCAATTCTACAGGTCCACCAAAATCAAATCCAATTGGGATTCTTTCTTGGTCCTTCATCACAAAAATGTGATATTGATTGGCCGTGTTCCACATCCGGCTTTGGGCCGGAAACAATTCCACCCCTTCAGACTCCTCCCCGCATAGATCATTTTTTATCCACTGTTTGTGTTGCCATGGGATTTCTGTGGTCCTGTCATGATTTTTGATTGAAAGCCAAATTGAGTTTTCTTCTTCAGTCATGATGACCTGATAAGTGTCATTGACAAAATAGACTTCATTTTCTATTCTGTCATAATATTCTTTCTTGGCTTTTCTCATGGTGTATTTGATCCGGCCCATGATCCCGGTTTTTTTTGCCATAACTTTTCCGATCTTATAAATCTCACGGATGGCTTCTTTTTTTGGTTTTGTTTTGAATGGGTGGTCAACTCTTTTCATGGAATTCCAACCCATTTCACTTCTTTTTTTATTTGATATTACTGGACACATAGTTTTTTTCCCTTTGTTTCTGATGTTTAATTTTAAGGCCGGGGGGTGCTTTGTGTCAATTTATTTTTGCAAAATCTTGTAGAGTGTTTAAACAGTTTGGGGTGAAAACCCCTTTATTTTTATAATAGAAAGACAATATTTATATAATATAGTAACCCTTTCCAAAGGGTTTAAAACCTTAATATTTAAGGTGTGCGGGCTGTTTTGCCTTAATATTTAATATTTGAGCCAAACTGCTCTGTGGTCCACACAAGCCCATGTGGTGGTTGTCAAGGTAAGTTTACAAGGTGTAAATCAAAAAAGTGAAAAAAGCAGTGATTTGGGGCAAATTTGGGATTTTGCTGAGGAGGCAAAAAAGGCTCATTTGGGTC